TCCATGAACTCAGAGATAACAATTGGAATACCATAAATGGCACCTACTGCACCTGTGAGATACGTGGCATTTGGTCCGAACTTATCGACAGTGCGGAAGTCAGAGAAGCTAACTAGTTCGTTGTAGCCTTCAACAGAAGTTACATAAACTAGGTGATCTCCAAGCTGTAGACCATACTTACCCATCTTCGCACGGGCAGAAGCAATATCTGAAGCATCAGCCTTGTCGTTTGCACTACCTGTAGTGGTTCTTAGACCAGAAATGTCGTCGGCAAGAGTAACAAGACCTTTAATTACTGATGCATAACCAGCACCTGCTGTGATAGCATTGGTTGGGGATGCTGTAAACCCTGTAAGGGCGCCTGTTCCACGAAGGATTGCCTTGTCGATTGCGCGAGCAACACGGCGTGTAGCTGCACGACGGAGGAAGTCCATTAGAGGTAGAACTGTATCTTCCTCTTCGTCTTTGGCAAGGTGAGTTGTTGCCATGAACTTATGAGGTGTGAGTTCTACTGCACTAATTGTGTTCTGGTTTGAAGTCGGAACGTTTGTTGCGTCTGCAATGCCTGTGGCAAAAGTGCCAGAAGCAAACTGAGCAACATCACCGTCTGTGTCTTCTGTAGCAACAGGAATTCTGAAAGTCTTTGCATCAACTTGAATTCTGTCGAACATAGGAGCAATAACGAGCTGCTGTTCCATTTCTTCGTATACATTAGATGAGAAATTTGAAAGGAACTGATCAACAGATGTGACCGCCTTAATTCTCTGACCCATTTTGGTATCAAACGGATCACGACGGCCTAGAGCTTGAGAAAGCATATAGGAATTTGCCATGTCCTTTGCGGAGAACTGCTCTTTGCTTGTGTGAGAAGTTTCCTGATAGACCATCTTGGACTGTGTAAGAGCAGAAATTTGCTCTTCGTACTTTTTCATTTGAGCCTTAAGTTCAGCTACCTGCTCTGTTTCAGCAGGGGTGTACTCTGAACTCTTTTTGTCCTGGGCATCAGCCTCAGTTAGAATTGCCTCACCAGTCTTTTCAACAAGCTCGGCAACTCGTGGCTCGGAAACCTGAGCAGGAGCACTCTTCTCTTCAACTGCAGGTGCAGCCTCTGGAGCAGGTGTTTCTGTCCCGGCTTCGGTTTTAACAACGATTGGTTCGCCAACGTCTTGTGTCGCCATTTTATCATTCTCCTTTGAATTAGTAGTTTTATGACCGTGAAGCATTAGAGCTAAATCTTTTTCCTCAACTTCACCTGATTTAATCGCATTCAGCTCTTGAATTTGATTTATCATATGATTCGCAACTTGATAATTTGTATCAGTCCACTCATCGAATGGAGTGATCTTTAAATTAATAGTCTTGTTCAATTTTTCTTGATCATCTTCGGTTTTTACCTTAGATTTCACATCGTAAAGCTCTTGCTCACTTAGAGTAACAAGTGACTCGAAGCTTTCTTTGATAGCTACTCTATCCTTGTCAGTAAATCTGATTTCTGGAACAGTTGTTAGTGTAATATCAAACTTAGTTCCTAAATCCCAGTTATTAACAACAGATAAAGTTTTTGCATCAACGTTAATAGTATTATCCAATGATTCGCCATTTAAGTCAACTTCTAAAAGTTGATAAAATGGGTTTTGGGCAGTCGCAAGCTTTGTAACTTTCCACCGCTTATCATCGAATTTAACAAAATTTTCGTGTGTTAAACGTGATGTTTCCGCACTGAGAAGATTAACAAAAGGAATGGGTTCGTAAGGGTCAGCACTAATAGCTTCGTCCTCATCGTCTATTTCCTCTTTCTCCGCTTCAATAATGTCTTCTTCCGAAGCAACTGTTACAGTCACTTCTTCTGACTTTTCTTCTACGGACTCTTCAACAGAAACATCAGATGACTCGGTAAGATCATCTTCAGTTTTAATTTCTGAATCTTCACTCATTTCTTCATCTCCTTTTCTGTTTTCCGATTCTGTTAAGAGATTCATAGACCCATTACCCATCGCCTCAGACGGGGACTGCGGTCTTTGTTCCTCTACACTTTGCTCATTTTGCATTTCACTAGGTTTAACCATAAAAACAAGCTCATGCTTATGAGAAGTAGGCTTTGTAGCCTCTAATAATTTATAATATTTAACATCATGGAAGTGTTTTTCTCCATGAGAGGTGTAAGTAGTGACCCCATTACCGTTCTCATCTACTTCCACAGTATGATAATGTCCACCTACGTAGGCAGTGACCCCTACACTAACATCAGCAGCTTTTTCGGTAATTTCAGTCTCATTTTTTTCAAATTGTTTCTTGAAAGTTTCATAATCTGAATCAGATTCAAAATTCTTTCTAACACTAAACAAACTTTCTTGGTTACAAGGAACAGAAACAACGCTAATTTCCATTAGCTCTACATCAGTAATAAGCATAGTATCTGAGTCTCGATCATAGTTACCATCTTTTACCTTAAATCCTACACTAAAACTTTTTAGGGCACCATCTTCAATCAAAGTTTGTACTCCGTGTAGTTTTTCAGCTGCTTCACTGACCGCAGCTTCTACATAGATACCTTTTTTATCGACAGTAACCTTATCAACACGACCAATAGGTTTGCTGTGGTCATGCTGATATAGTAAAACAGGATTTTTTCTGTAGTTTTCAACACCTTTTGCCCAAGCAGTTGCAGGGATAATGTCACCTGCACGATCTTTATCAGCAGTGTTAGCATATCCAGCAATCTTAAGGGGTTTATTGTTTTTTCTTGCGCCTTTTGTTTCTAAAACGCTAGTTAAATATAATGTTTTATTCATTAATTTTCATCCTCTGTTGTGGCAGACTCCTCTAGACTTTCATCAGCAGGAGGTCTACCTCCTTGAGTTGCGTCAGTAGCACTTCCTGTAATATTTTGAGGAATTCTGATGTTATCTGAGTCATCGTCTTCAAGTTTTGGAAATCTTAATCCAACTCTAGCCTCGTTCGGTGTAATAATTCCGGTATTAACCAACGTTGAATAGTAAACAGCTTGAGTTCTATTATCAGGTTGTAAAGATAGTATAGCAGTTTTATCTGGACGTATACTAATGTTATTATTAAAGAAGTGAGAAAAAGCACTACAAAATTGTTCTAAAATAGGTAACACTGTGTGGTTATAAAATAAAACCTGATTAGCCTGAATGTTGGCATTGTTACCACTTTTTAACATAACATAGGGTACTCCAAGAGCTTTTGCCATATCTTGTTGAATTCGTTCAATTGAATTTTCAAAATCTAATTCATTGAAATTTATCTGAGAAAACTTATCAATTTTTAGTCCACCATCTAAGATCGCAGGAGAACGTGCCCCATTAAATAAACTAGTGTAACTTTGTCTCCAAGATTCTAAAAGTCTATATTTAATTTTTTGACTTAGCACATTATCTGTTGTAAGAACAAAACCAGGAACAGCATTATTCTTAAAGAACTGTCTTTGGAAATTAATCATATAGTAATATAATTCAAAAAGTCTTTCTAAGGGACGAAGTCTACTATATCCTCTAAATATGCTTTCTTCGTTTTCACTTTTAATATGAATTATTTCATTAGGCAAAAACTGAATAGCTTCAGACTTTCTTGCTTTACCGTATCCGAATAAATCTGATTCACTTTGGTTTCTTAAAAGATAATTATAATGAGAAACAAAAGCTCTCTCATCAGGAACAATCTCCATATCATTGGCAGGAATCACATAGAGTGCTCCTCCCTCTTGTTCTTTATCATAATAAAAAAAGGCGTTACCATCTAGAAAGAAATCTAGAAAGGCACGCCTAAACAATCTAACTCTATCCTCAAAAGGATTTGGTTTATTCTGTAAAAGTTTGTTTACTTTTTTAGAAGGAGAGCCTCCTTCAACAATCAGAGGAACTTCTACTAAAGCATTAATAACCATGTCCACAGAGCGATGAACAATTTCAATCTCTCTATAAGCTTTTTCAAAGTCTACAATGTTTTCTGGGCTTGAAAAAGGCTCCTGAGCGGCAATAGACGGTTGCACAGGATTAAGTTTTTCTGAAAGATATTGTCTCCACGCAGGAACATCATTTGCCATTTGTTAATTCTTCTCCTTTTGAATTTCTACCCAATTTTTTACTTTTTTTACCACGGAGTTATCATATCTTTGTCCAAATATGTTGTGTAACCTTTCGTGGTGCTGTTTACACAAAGTTAGAGCATTATCATTAGATAGTTCCCAGAAATAATCTTTTTCAAATTGCTCTCTATAAATATTTATTTCTTCGACAGTAGTTATTTCGCTTATTTTATTTTTTACACACCAAGAATTAAATAACTCAGAAACACTATAAAGATGGTGAAATTCTAATTTATCTGTAGAAGCACAAATGTAACAATGATCTGTTTTTTGATATCGCTTCTTTAAATAATCTCTAATATATTTTACAGGAAATCTTTTTAGCATACCAGATAAATTTTAATTATTTTGAAAACTATGAAGATTTTGAAAATCCTCTACTACTTTCCATCTTAATCCCTCGTGATTTTTGTGGGTATTTAGTCCCACATCTTTTTCTGGTAATAATGTTACCTCAGTTGAGATGGTTTTGTGTTTAGTTTTATAAAAATGAGACATAGATAAAGATACTAGTATGTCATCTCCCCTTTTTATGGTCCCCCAAGGTTTTACATAATCATCAAAAACAGCTCTTAAACTATCATTGTCTACAGCGACACAAGAACCTACAGCTATATCCACATCTCTGTCTACACACCACACATCTTTTAACTCTTCATAAGATTTTGCATCTTTTAAATTGTTTTTTCCATAAATACTTGCCAAAGAAGTAGGATATTTTTCAACTGTTTTTCTTAAAGTTAATAAACAGTGCTTAGTTGGTAAAATATCATCATCTAAAATGATAGAATATTTAAATTTGGATTTATTTGCCCAATACCATCGGTCAATACACCATTTATTTTCTTCATTATTATGAAATAACACTTTTGGTATTTCAAGTTTTGTGTTATTTCCATTATTTACCACTAATATCGGCATAAATCCTTGAAAAGCATACGCTATTCTTAAAACATTGTCTAATCTTTTATAATTTAAGATTATCAATTGAGTATCCCATAAAATCATGCAGCAAAAATTCCCACAGAGCGTTTTTGGTGAGTGTAAATTGCGTATCTTACCGCGTCACTCGCGTGAGAAGCCCAATCATGCACAGGTTTTGGGTTTTCTGTTTTTGGATTCCATTTATAACTACTCAAAGATGAATAGGTATGCCCACATTTATTAACATCAACCAACAATTTATCATTCTCAATCAAGACCTGCACAGCTGCAATACCGTCATTTACTGATTTTATAGCATTTTCGCAGTATATATCGTAATCATATGCTAAATCTGCTTTTAATTGTTGAGCAGCACTATCAATATAGATAGAATCAATTCCCCACTCATCTACTTTTTCTTGTATTTCTCCTGCTAAAGTGCTAGTAGTAGTCTCGTTTGAAACATATTCATCAACTAAATAAAATTCTTCTCCATCAGTAGCCATTACAACGAAAACATTTTCATCTCTATACCCCACATCTAGTCCAGCTATAAATTCATAACGTCTATCTCTAGCTTGAATATGTTCTAAGTCTGTTAAATGTTTTTCTTCATTTAAATCATAAACTTGTAATTCAGTGGTTGTCCACTCACATTCATATTCTTGAGCAAAAAGTTTTTTAGTGCTAGATTTTCTAGCCTCTTCAATGTCTTTTTCTTTTAAAAAAGGGTTAGACCTCCAAGTGTACAGCCCTGCACCCCAATCTGGGTATTCTTCATCTTCTGCTCTTAAAAAATAATTGTAGAGGTAATTACCTTTTCCTCTTGGCGTTGAAATAAATAAAGCTCTAGAGTCGTCATACGTTGATAGAGCAGGTCTTAAGTCTCTTGTAAAATATTCATCGTCATCAATGATTGCTGCCTCGTCCACAATTAGTAAATTAGCTGCCCTACCTACCAAACTGTCTCTATTATTAGCACTAAGTAGTCTAAATGTAGAGCCATTAATTAGCCTTACTACTTTATCTTTTTGATTAAACCGATCTACTTCTATCTGTAAATTTTTAATAATATCAGTTGTGTAGTCCCATATAATAGATGATAAAGAAAAATTAGGAGCAACAATCATAACTTGTTGATTAGGTTCTAGTAATTTAGCAAATGCTAAAATAGAAGCAGATAAACTTTTTCCTGTTCTTCTTGCTGAAATATGAACCCAAAAACGATTTTCAGATAGCCCACTCACCATTGCCCACTGGGAATCGTTAAACTGAATACCTTGATGCTCTCCTACAACAATTTTACCTAAAAGTCTCTCAATTGGGACTTTAAAAAAATTTTCTGACATTTCCCCTCGTCTTTTTTTACTTAAATATATTTGTTAGTCCTGCTAGCATGGCCACAATAGCAGCAACTAAAGAGCCTACCCATAACAAAGTTCTAATACTAGTTTTCCCTTGAGTGGCCATTGTTTTTAGTTCTAAAATTTCTTTGTGTAAAGCGTCAATTCTTTTATCTGTTTTATCTTGATTTTCAAGAATTTTTTCATATCGTTCTTTACACACAGCTTCGTGAGTACTCAAAGAAGCTTTAGTTTCTTGAGTTCTCTCGTGTAATATATTAACATCCTTCTCTAAGTGGGTTGTAGTAACCTCGGCCACTAAACTTCTCCTTTTTTTTTATGTTTTGATAATAAAGTTAACTACGACTGTTGGAAAAGTCATGTTAGGTGTGATAGCTGAGTGAGCAGCTACCGCAGTAACAGCTGTAGCCGTTGAAGAGTCTTTAGCTGACGTAGCAAAAGTTGCTGTTGTTAGTGAGTGAGCACTGATTGATGTAGATTCTGAAGGCTTAACAGAACTTGCTGACATAGCGTGAGTAGTAGTACCTAGAGTGCTATTGTTAGCGCCTTTTCCTAATGCTAGTTTGTCCCTAAAATCTGGAACATTGAAAGTTGTGTTGCTATCTCCTGCTCCAAAAGCCGTTCCTACTGTTGCAAAAAGATGTGCATATGTTGTTCTTGAAACAGCACTGCCATCACACAAAAGATAGTTAGCTGGAACGGTCGCTCCTCCAAAACCCATGATAGCTCCAGAAGGAACTACTTCAAAACCTCCTGCAGTGGACCCATCGTGAATACGAATACTTTCGGTATCTGTATCTAAAGAAAGTTCTCCGACAGCTCCTGTGAAACTATCATTTTGTGATGTTGTGCCTCTTCTAAATTGTACCTGAGTGGCCATTTGTTTTTCTCCTTAAATTATAGTGCGCCTAAGTCTAGTGTTGCTAGAGTAGTTTCAAAAGGCATATCTAATAAATCGTTAATTACGGTAATTCCTTGTCCAAAAGCGTCTATTGTAGCATCTGTTAGGTTTCCTAAATCAATATTACTTGCCAAATTTACTGAAGGGTCGTTTGCCCCTGATGCTGCAGCGGCAAAAGATAGAGTACCAGAACCATCTGTTGTAAGAACTTGGTCGGCATCGCCATCTACCGTAGGCATATTAAACGCAACACCGTTTGATGTAAGAATAAGTTTACTTCCATCAGATGAAACAGATTCATCAGAGTCATGAAGTTGTAGTGTAGGGGAACCCCCAGTGTCATTTAACAAAAGTCCGGTATCATGCACGTGAGTCAAAGTAATTTCGTCATTTGTCCCAAAAGAAATTATAGCGCCGTCATGCTGAAGTTCTAAATCTTGGGTTAAAGTAACATCACCGTCTGCCCCAATAGCAATTGCATCTGGGTCACTGGCAGAACCAATTGTGCCAGCGTCTTTAATTTTTATGTCATCTGCAAAAGTTACGATACCGCCAGAAGAAATCTGCATTGCTGCCGTAGAACCAGCAGAACCGATATTACCATCATTAGGAACAATCACACCACCATCCGCAGAAAGTGTGATAGTAGTTGCTGTAATCGCTCCGGTATTAGCTGTTCCTCTAACATCTAAGTTGTGAGAAGAGATAGCAGTAGCATCTCCAATAATAACATTACCTGCCCCACTAGCTGCATGTGTCCTTACTACAACATTAGCAGGAGTTCCGAGACTAAGAGCAGTAGCGACAGGAGCAGTATTGCCAGCAAGACCAAGACCTAAAGTTACAATATTATTACCTGTTACAGCTAAATCATCAACTAAAGTAGCCTTGCCATCAGAGGCTACAGTGATCGCTGCAGGAGTTGTAGCACTACCAATTGTGCCGCCATCTTTAATCTTAATATCATCTACAAACGTTACAATACCGTCTGAAGCGATTCCTATAGCTGTAGGAGCTGAAGCGCTACCAATCGTTCCAGCGTCTTTAATCTTAATATCATCTGCAAACGTAACGATACCGTCAGAAGCTACAGTAATTGCTGCTGGAGTTGTAGCACTACCAATTGTGCCGCCATCTTTAATCT